TTTGGAGATAATCAAACAACTCCTGCTCGCTCATTAGTAAGCGTTGTATAACGTCTCAAGCTCCTGCAACCTACCACGAAGGCAAGAGCCGCAGTTGGTTGGCTTTACCGAATCCTTAAAGACTCGGTTGTAGATTCTATTCACTTCCGTCTGCTCAATGGCGGTCACGGTGTTCCTGCCTCGCATCTTGCCAACAAACTCGTATTCTTCTTTAGTCAAGCATTCAGGCTTCCTGTACCGAAATAGCTTGTTAAGTTTCTCCTTGCGAGCATCGCAACCGCAGTCCACGCCTGTGGCTTCGCTGAACCAATCCACCGCAGCCTTGATGCCTGTGGCGGTTGTGATTTGCTCAATGGTATCACCCAAGCCGCTTGGCTTCTTTGTACGCTTGGTAGGTGTCTTGGCAGTCTTCTTGGATTCGCTCTCTTGCATTTTTTAGTGTGTTGAATATGGAACGTGCTGAAATCTTTGTTTCATCCGCTAAAGTACGGATGCTCATATCGGTGTTGTGGTAAAGCGCAAATATCTTTTTGTCGTACCAATGCCAATCATCCTGTGTTGACCATACCCTGTCGTATAGTTGGATGAGCTGCACCTCTGCATCTTCGTTGGCCTCCTCGTAGATAAACTCCTCAAGGATGTCCACGTCTACAAATTCAAATCTTGCTCTCTGGCGCATTAAGGTGGCGTACATATTGCGGAGCGTAACGTACACAAAGAAGGTGTTGACCTCCGTTTCGTTGTACATTATCTTCTCGGCATCATCAACGTATTTGTACAACCTAACGTACATCTCCTGTACAAGCTCTTGGGCAAGGTCATCGCTTGCGCCAAAGCTCTTGCACATCCGAATCCAATCGGTTTGCCGCTTTGCTAATACTGCGAGGAGTCCCAAGTGATTTCTACGATTATCACAAACAGGGCAAACTGAACGGTGTGCATCACAATATCCTCTTCAAGGTAGTCGGTCTTTGACCAGTTAGCCCCAACTACAAGCCCATAGATTGGGTAAAGTCCTACGTTAAAATTCATTGAATGTCCGTTTTAGAGTTAAGTATAGTTCTTTATACTTAGATAACTCCGCTACCACCTCGTTGAGTTTATTTAGTTCCTGCTCCAACGCTTCAAAGTCAGGCTTGTCAATGCAGGCCATCGGGTTCTCCTCAAGAACGCAGCAGGCTACCTTGTAGTAATGCTGATAGTCCCCGTAGATAAGACGGTCTTTGTGCATCCTTACCGCATAGGCTACCGAGCTATGGTCTTTATCTATTGCCTCACCCAACTCGTGCAGGGTGGCGTGGTTTCGGAATGCTGATACGAATGCTGCTCTTGCGGTGGATTCTTTATGCGCACGGCTTCCATTGTCTTGGAATCCCAGACGGGCGAAGTATTGCTCTTTAGATACTTTTAGTTGACGTAGTTCAAATGGTCTCATTAGCATTTGCAGCGTTTCGCTCTGCCCTCGTTGTAATTGGTTAATATCTTGGTCATTGGCATAGTGTAGTGCTTGTGGTCTGAAAGTCTCTTAAACTTCATCTCACTCGCCCATTCCACTAAATTGTCATCCTTGTCTTGGATAATGGTGTAGTCCACCACGAGGTAGTCCACCCCATCTACTGCAAAGCATTCGTACTTCTGAAAAGGTGAAAGTATTTGCTTCATAGCGAGTCCTCAATAATCCCTTGCAGGCGTTGTATCTCGTATATCATCTGCTCGCTATCAATCCGCAGCTTAGCGTTGGCAAGGTACATCTCATTCATTTTGCCCTCTGTGAACTGGCGGTAGTCAATAAACTGCTGCAAGAGTAGGTCTGCGTAGTGGCAAGACATAACGTGGTGCAGGATGTCATCTTGTACTTCCCTGCCTTTTGCTTTGTCTGCTGCTTGCTGCGCTAACCACATCGCAGTACCCGCAAGCATCAACTGCTTCTCCCTTATGTAAAGGTCGTGTGAGTCATCAGAAGGGTACATCAGTCGCAGGGGTTTCATCTGTTTTTATCGGCAGCAAGTTACGCCCGTTTATCACAAAGCCAACATTACCCAACACGCTCTGTAAAACAAGCGGAGTTTCAAGGGGCGTGATGCGCCCACCCGATTCCATCTCCTTGACCTTCCGAACGTGGATGTGGGTGTATATCCAATCGGTTTCGTGGGCGGCAAAGCGGTGAATTACGATTACGCAGTCCGACCTGTTGCCCCACTTACCGCCACCTTCAATGTCTGATGTGTTGGGAGGCATCGCCATCCCTTCGTACTTGTGGCCTTTGTAGAATGTCTTGCGCATCGCTTCGGTTACTGGGTGCGCGTTTACAATAGTGGTGACGTTATTCTGATGGGCGAACACACGAAGGGCAGATGCTACCTCGTAGTGGTATTCGTGCATCCCTGTCTTGCCTAATTTCTTTTGGTCTGTGGATAGGGAGTTGTAAGGGTCAATTAAGGCACCTGTGTAGTTCCATTCATTCTTGACGGAGTTCATTATCTCAAGAAGTTCAAAGGCGGTGAATAGCCTGTTGCCGTCTATGAATTGGAAGTACTCGTTTATGAAGTCCAACTTGCGGTACATCATCCCCTCATCAATTCCCTGTATGGGTTTGCAGACAAGGAACTCAATGAGCTTGCGCTTGAGGCTTGGCACTTCGTTCTCTGCGGAGTAGATGAGCCACTTCTTTCCGAAGTTGTACGACTGCAAAAGCATCAGATAAAGCAGGGTGTGGGTCTTGCCCACGTTAGCGTGGCCGACCACTACGACAAACTCGCCATCCTTTAGGCGTAGGTATTGGTCTACCTCATAAACACCGAGCTTGCCCGTGTCGTAGTACTTGCCCTTTAAGGCTCTCTGGAGGTATGGTAACGAAGATTCGTTAGATAGGAGGTCGGGATGTATCATTGATTCTGATTGGTGAGCAAATATAACAAAATAATTGACATAAAAAAACCCCTCCGTAGAGGGGCTTCACACAACGACCTAATATAAAACCAATCAGAAAGGGTCGTTGCGATTTGCGAAATGCTCGGTGTGTGATGCAGGAGCTGAACTTGCACCAGTCATCCAAGCATTGAAGGTCTCTGCGTTGGCAAGGATGGTGTTCACATCGTGTTGTGCAGCACAAGCGTACTCCACCGCAGACTTCAAAGCAACCTGTCGGATGATAGAAGCAGAACGGTCATCTGTCTTGGCAGTATATGAAGGAGCAGATGGAGCTGATTGATTATAGCCTCCACCGCCAAAAGCATTGGCGCGTTGGATTTTCACCGTGCCTTTCTCGTTCTTGGTGTACTCCACGTCTTCGCCTACGGCATAGGGTGGGGTTTGTGATTTGGCAAAGGCAGTACCGAAATCGCCTGTGTCAAAACGAATTTCTAATTTGTATAAGTCCTGCCACTGTCCTGTGGGGGTGATTGAAATAATTTTAGGCATAATAGATTGGTTTTAGATAAATAGAATTGATTGCTGCTCTAAAACATCAATACGAGCTTGAAGCTCTTGTATCTTGTTTTGAAGTGCTTGGATTTGTGCTTGTTGCACTTGCACCATCTCGGTGTAAACGTCTGAACTGAAAGATAAAGTCATAACTGATTGGTTTTAAGTTATGCAAATATACAACTTATTCTGATACCAACAAACCAGTAAAGGTAATTTCTGCCGTGTCTTTGAGAATTGTTGTATCGTGTACCAACTTCAGAGACTTGACGTATTTGCGTGAGTCATCCTTTACGCCACCCCAAGTCTTGAATGTGTCAAGGGCAAACTTCACCGCCATTATCGCATTGTCAATATCATAACGGTAGTTCACCTTGCAATGGATGTGGACATCCTTTATCTCTTGCAGGTCATACTTCTCAAGCTGCGACATCACCTCCCTTGATACCAACTCCTTTGCCTTTACACGGGCAGTCCAATGCTTTGATGCGTAGAAGGCGTTGAGGCTTGGAACCTTGCCAACGACAATCTTGTATGTCAATTGTCGGGTATCAGATAGCCGCATTGGATGGCGAAGTGCAGGTCTATCTTGGCAATCTCACCCAGTAGCTCTTGTTCTTTGTACTTCGCCTGTTGGCGAGCTTGGTATGTGGCTTCGCAGTTTGACATCAGCGTAGCGCACTCCTCAAGGATGAAGTCTATCTTCCTGCGCTTGGCTGGGTTAGTATAGTACTGCATATCGGCCTGTTGTTGTTTGGCTTCCTTCGCTTGTTGCGCTAATGGTTTGCTGCTCATCTTGGCGTTCAAGTTCAAAATTTAGGTGAGCGATGGCCTTGCGGATGTCATCGCAGATAGGGTTGTGAGGTTTCTTGCCTGCTCTCATTAGGTAGGTGAGGGCAGTTCCAAGATTGTAATTATCAGGTTGGAAGTCCATCACCACATCCTTCGCCTCTATCTTCAACTTCTTGCCGATGTAGTACTTTGGTGTCATTAGCCAAAGGTACATCATCCCAATAAATGTAGATGTGGTCATTCATTATTTAGAATCATTACAAATTAACATAAGTACTTGCGTATGTCAATTTTATTTTGTTTTTTTTACAAGTTAACTTGATTAGTTACTTAACTTAATCAACTTTCAAGTTGATATTAGTTAGTAGTTAGTCAACTCTTAACTTAACCAAACAACTTAAAGAAAAAGAAACTTAACAAAGAAAAAGAAAGAAGTTTCGTTGTAACGCATCCAAATACCTCAAGGCATACACTTATACCATTTTAGTATTTAAGTGCAGCAGAAGCCAAATAAACCTACTCTACGAGCTTATCTATCCACTTCTTGATGAAGTACGCAGCGATAAGGATAAGCCCAAGCGTAACTGCTGCACCTTCCAAAGTCCATCCCCTCTGCTTCTTCTCCTTCGTTAGAATCTTGGTCTGTGTTACACGGATGGTGTCGGGCAAGCACGTTGCCTCAACGTACACCTTTCGGTCTATGTACTGGAGCTGAAGCCTTACCTTGTCTTGGTAGATTGTCGTGTCCTTGTAAAGTTCCAGAGTGTCGGTTAGGTACTTTGTCTTGGTGACAATTACCGTGTCCCTTACAACTACACTCTGAAGGACTGGTTTCACAGTAGCGCAACTGCTAAGAGCCGCAAGAGTCGCAGTCAGCAGGATTGTCCACATTGCAAGTCGGTTGGGGTTTAGTTTCAAGGGAGTCAAGCCATTCATCAAAAGAGGAGGTATTTGGTTTTGCCATTGTGCTTTACTGCTTTTAGGATTTGTTTTCGGTTCTTGCTACTTGAGTAACTAACGTGAACCCACGATGGCGCAGTATCAGAGCCAAATTCCCAAATGAGTTGGTCAAAGTCTAAATTGTCCTTTATCCAATGGAAAAGCACATCATTGCCTGCTTCGCACTTGAGGTCGGCAGCTTGTCCTTGCGTATGCTGCGAGGTCTTTGCTCCCCCTACTTTGCTATTCACCGCAGGGCTGCGGTATGCACTCGTTACTTTCACCGCACCTAATGCGTCTCTCGTGGGTTGTAAGACGTTTTCTGCAAGCGCACGGAGGTTGGGTTCCAAGTGCTTGGGTAAAGCGTTAGGAAGCCCTGTTTTTGTAGCAGTCAGTTCTTGGAGGGTAAAGTTCTTGGTCACATTTTTAATATCAAAAGTTGGACATTTTACACATTATGCTCATTTGACTTTACACTTTGCACTTTTTGCATAGTGCTTAATGTGCCTTTAATTGCACAATTTGTAGTCATAATGTACATTAAAACGTACATTAACAGGTAAAGTGCGCCTTAATGCACATTTTAACGACCCTGTGACTTGTAGGGCTTAGAGTAGTTCTTACTCGCCTTGTTCGTGCTTGCACTCTTGGAATGCTTGCCTCGCTTCTTGCTCTTACTTATTCGTTGGCTTACCGCCTGCGTCTTCGCCATCTTTAGGGTCTTTTAGAAACATAAGTGCGAATGCACCCATCATAAACGCACTCACCTCCGTGAGCGTGGCCTTCTCGTAAAACACAAGCACAAAACAAAGGCCGATGATTATCAGCCCAAGTAGAGTAGTCTTCGGGTTACCGAAGATGCGCTCAATTAGCACCTTTGTCCTTCAGGTAATCTCTGCGCCACTTCCATAAGGTGTATCCCAATGAGGCAACAAGTACTGCAAGACCAAAGGCTTGGTGAACGTACGATACAAGCAGCCCTGTGCCTGTCAAAGACCAAGACGTTAGAACGCTATCGGCAGATTCTTTTGTCATCACTCACCAAACTCAATCGTTGGCAGTTTGTGGAGTTCCTCCAATGCCTTGACGATGTTGGTGACTTCAACCAAGTTAAAGCAGCCCTTTGCGATGGCGATGTTCAACGCTTCGGTCGTGACTTGTAGTGCTACTGAATGCTCCATTAGAAAGGCAATGGTGTGTTGACGGGTGATACGGGGGGAGTGATAAGAGAATCA